ACATAAGCACTTCCTAAATTAGTTATTAAAGATGTTCCTGCGTTCCAAGCTGTTGCTTGTAAATTACTTGCTAATTTCATATCAATATCTCTTACTGACATTTCAGCTCCCTTATTAATCCAAAAGACTGTATCTTCAAGATTAGCTACAACATTATTCATTTCCATTAAAGTAGAACCTTCTCGTATTACTACTCCTCTTGCTCCTTGTGCAGCCCGTTTTTCACTTAATAATAATCTTGCTCTTTTATTTGCTTGAATAGTTTTATAACTTTGATCTATTTTTTCGTGATATTTATCCCATTGAGCAGCAGTTCTCATATTATTCATCTGTCTTACGCTTCCCATAAAGGAAAGAGCAGATGTAGCAGCCATTACTGCTCCGAATATTTGAAAAGGGCCTAAAGCCATTTTATATTTTCTCCTTAATCACTTGTTACTAATGTTCCTGTTATTCCTAGAATAGTCATCGGTAAAGGTTGTGTTTGCTGTACTGTCACTTGTCCATCCCGATCCCATCCTAAATTACTCACTCGTTTATCTCCTGTAAAGGAAGATATGGGCTGACCCATTTTACTAGCTGATGTTCTAAAAGGTATTTGATCTCCATTAACTGTTGCTCCAACTGTTTTATATAATCTTACTAAAACTTCATTATACCTTTTTTTTCTTCCTTGTGCAGTACCTGCTTCTGCTCCAGCTTCAACTCTCATTGTTTTAATTGTAGATACGTATCCCAAACCTACTTCTATCGTTTTACTAGCAAAGGTGCTAGGTAAACTTACTGTAATTGCTCCACTTGATACTTTTTGTGTAGGATAGACTGCATCATCTATCAAGATTTGTACTGTTTCACCTTCTAAATGATCTAGTGCTGTAACTGTTGTTGAAGAACCTGTTACAGTTCCTGATAATCCAGAATCCATATTAAGTGTTGAATCTAAATATTCTACGTGCTTAACAGTTGATCCATTAATAATTCTTTCAACTACGATCCATACTTGATTTTCTAATGTTTCAGAAATTGATGCAACACTTTTAACTTTTGATGCTTTTTCATCTGTAGTCGTTAATCTTACAGTATCAGAACTTTCAACTGTTAATAATCCTGTACCCGCAGGTGTAGTTTCAAAAACTGTTACAATAGCTGCTGCTGGATTTGCTACAGTAAAATCTGCGTGAGTATTAATAGCAGTAAAAATATTATCTGCTGTTGTATTGTTATTAGTTTCATTTTTAAATTCATCTGTTCCAGCAGTTCCTGTTGTAGAAGTAAAAGTAACTGTTGTACCATCTGATTTTGTAAATTTTAATGTTGTACCTGTTTGAATATTTGCATAATCCGAAACAGTAATTGTACAATTTTGATCTGTTCCACCAAATAAATGTCTATGCCAAGCAACAACATCTTCTTCTCTTTGGTAAGTCATTCCTAGTAATACACCATCTTCTCTTACAGCCCAATAAATTGATTCTGGTTCTTGTGCATAATCTACATCGTCAATTCCATCGCCTGTAATATGTTCAGCTAATAAAGTCATATCGGGTGCTACATAAGCATCATCTTCAAAACGATATGCAAATTCTCTAACTTTTCTTTTTTGTCTTTGAACGAATAATACAGAACTACCAACTTGGATAGGTTGTGTCGTATGACCACCATAAGTCGTTTGTTGAGTAATTGTTACATTATCTGGTTTTAATGGTTCACCCGTTGGTCTACCTACTCTAAACTCACCACCTGCTGTTCCTACAATTAAATCCCTAGCGGGAGCTAACCATCTAATTACATTTACTCTATTAGCAGCAATCGTATAAATAAAAGCATCTGCGGCACTACCATCTCCAACATCAAAATCTTCATATGATCCAGATTCAGAAGCCCATATTGTTTGAGGATAATTAGTTGATCCTGCAAATACCAGTCGTTGTTCATAAAAAGATACTGCCGAAGGAAATCCATCAGTATCAGACCAAGCCCCTAATGACCAAGCTGTAGTACCCGATCCTGTTGCAGCTACATTAATAGTCCACGTTACAACAGTTGTATTTGTTCTTCCAGTAATTTTTCCCCATCCATCGCCTAATTTTACTAATCTACCTACATCAGTAGTTTGAAAACCATCTCCACCATTAATTCCTGTTGTTGCAGATGCTGTTAAAGTTCTTCCCGTTCCTACTGTTGTTGCACTTGTTGTTAAAGTTGTTGCTGTTGTATTGGCATCAAGAAATGGGCCAATTTGAAAATCTACTTCTGCTATAGTCCAAGATGTATGTGCTGTTCGTGTTAATTTTGTTGGTTCGTGTGATGGATGCGTAATATACATAACATCAGCAGATTGTGTAAATTTTAAATCAAAAACTTGTGCTGATGTAAAAGATGTTGCAATTTCATAAACTTTTTCTGCCGTTCCAGCAGAAGAATAAGCAGTATAACCCGATGTATCAACACCCGATAATTCAAAAGTATTAGTTGTTTTATTTGCGACAGTAAATCTTCTTCCATTGACTTCTGTCATTCCCACAACACTATTAATCCAAACGTGATCTCCATCTGCATATCCGTGTGAAGTTGCTGTAACAACCCCAGGATTTGCTGCTGTTAATCCAGAAATAGTTTTTGATGCTTCTACAATTTGACCATTATCTTTATAAAATCTAATATATAGATTACCAAATTCCAAAATATAAGATTGTGTAACATTAAATTCAAAAGGAATTAATCTTGTAGCATTTGCAGAATTTTTTACTTCACCAACAAATCTACTACCATACCTACGACTTGTACCTCCTTGTGGAAATACAGTCATATTCTCCATTGTTTCTACACCATTATTATATTTTTTAAAATCAACTTGACCAGCAAGTTTTGATGTTAATTCTCCAGCAGTAAAGTTTGTTTGAAAAGGATGTACTCTTGCCATTATGCTTTCCTAAAGTCAGTAAATGTATCAGACACAAGATCATCAATAAATCCTTCTTGGCCATCAACACTTCTTGCTTCGGAAAGTTTTTGTTGAAAGAGTTTCTGCATCTGGTCTTGTAATTTGACACTATTGGTTACAGGATATGCAAGGTCTACAGCTAATTTAGCAGTCAAAACATCTACGAACATAGAATCAAATAGTGCTGTATCTGTAACCCTAGCTATGTAAAGAATTTTAGCCGTACTTTCATTAGTAAGCAGAACTCTACCTTGTGAAGCATAGTGTTCGATTTTAAAAATATAATCTTTATATTCCATTTCTAAAACCCTTAAACAATACGGATCATTTGGTAATGCGTATTGATAAGAATATTCATATGCAGGTGTATCTGAAAGTTGTGCTAAAGTTGCCCGTGTTACGGCAAAATTCCAAGGATGTGATCTTAAAACTAGATCACGGGATGGTACATAAAAAGAATTACATAATCTTGCTCTTTCTGTATCATCTGTAAGTGATGTAATCGGGTCATCGCCCAATCTACGTAAAGCATTTGAGCAAATAGAAACTTCTGTTGCCATAATTCCTTATAATATCAAAAGGGCGACCATAATTCAATATGTATCGCCCTTTCTACTTGTTGTTTTTAGTTTAGTCTACTTGGTATGTTACTACCAATGTAATGTCGCCACCAGCAGCCGTAGCCGCAGCAGCTTGTACAGTAAGAGCAATTCTTACGTTTGTTTTAGGGTCAGACGTTAGACCCGCATCTTCCCAAACGAAGTTTGCTACTGCATTAATGTTTCTAGCTTCAAAAGCACATTCAGTACCTGTGATAGCAGCAGAACCCGCAACAGCACTTGCATAGCAATCTTCATCAAAGACTGCTCCTGCAGCGTAAGCTGTAGCAGAACCATCTGTGTCATTAAACGCAGTTGCACCATTATATAAACCAACATTCCAAGTTAATGAAGGCGAACCTCCACTATCAAGGTCGTCAGAATATAACATTATACTCGATATTTTAGCATTAGATGGTACTTCGGCTAATTGAATAATATCATTATTATCAATATCGCCAGTACCCGCAGCTATAGTATCCATAAAAACACGCATTTTTCCACCGCCACTAGCCGCTTCAAGAGTAGTTCTAGGTGTTGCGTCAAGATTCGTGATTTCCACGCCTTTTGCAGTTGCCATATTATATCTCCTTATTCGTTAGCAGCTATCTCTACCATCTTTTCTTCTTCGATACGAGTTGCACCGATTGTCATAGATAGAAATACCTGTGTTGCATAGTTCTTATCTGCTCTTTCAGATATTTTTGTTTGAATATCTGCTCCAAGAGCAAGACCTATTGCTGATTTTGTAAACGCTAAACATTGTCGAGATGGTGTACTGTCTTGTCCTAATCTTTGCGATCTAATAAATTTAAACCCTAAAAAGGTATCTATTTGACCACTGACTAACGCTTTAACAGAATTATAATCTGCTGACGTAATTTGTGTAATCGCCAACAAATCTGCTAATTGACCAGCAGCACAAACCAAAAATCTTGGTTCGTCTGGATCAACATCGTTTGCATCTAGTATTTCTTTTGCACTTAAAAGTTTTGCAACTGTTAAGCCACCAGAAGCGTGTGCTACTTTTTGGCCTGATGGTAAAGAAACGGATGTTCC